GATCTTCTTGCCGCGGGTTCGCCCGTGCATCTTCGACAGTCCTAGCCCAATCAGGCTCAGAGTGTCGACCACGTCGTCGTTACTGCCATGCGGAAACTTCAGGATCTGGTCCTGCATTTCCGACCACCTGCGAATGAAACCAGGGAAATGCACCATCTTCATGCTGGTACGGGCCTGGATCGCCTGCGCGCGCTGCTGCTTGTCGGCGGCGGGATTGATCGGGTCGATCGCGCAGAACGCCTGCTTCTCGGCCATGCGCCGGCGCAAGAACGGTCCGAGGCTTTTGGTAATGGCGCCGCCTTCGGCCCACCAGAACATCGGCTTATATTTCTTCATCAGCACGATCATGCTCTCGACCGCCTGGTGCGAATCCATCCGGTCCCAGACCATGTCCGGCATGATCCAAATGTTGTCCTTCTCGTCGACGGCGACGATCATCAGGCAGGTCTTGTCGGCGGACTTGGCTACCGACACCGCGTGGTCCGATGCCCCATAGAATCTAAGGGTATGAAACGCCGGGACGTCATCCATTTTATTGTAGGTGACCAGGTCGCTATCCTTGAAGAAGGCCCCATCCTTAGGGCCTGGACGGCCCTGATACAGCGCAGCAAATCCACGCGGATCGGTGGCACGGATCTCCTCCAGGTATTGTTGGGTGAACCGCTCCGGCCATAGTGGCTCGCCGGGTTTGCGGCCGAGCACGTCGTTGTCTTCGGCTAGCGCCGGCAGATCAATCTTGCGCCAGGCTTTGGCTTCTTCAACATTGAAGTATGGATTAAGCGGGTCGATAAGCCTGCCAACGAGATCGTCTTCGGTCCACCTGGTTTGGACGATGACGATAGTGCCAGTCGAATCCATGAGGCGAGTTCTGAGGACTTGATTGTACCATTGCCACAGCTTCTCTCTAACGATGACTGAGTCAGCTTCAGTTCGATCCTTAATAGGGTCGTCCAATAAGATGCAGTGGCCACCACGTCCGGTGATCGAGGAGCCGCGTCCCACACTGAAGACCACGCCATCTCTGGTCGTTTGGACCCGGTTGACTGCATTGGCGCCGACCTTGATCTCTACTTCTGGGAACACCTGTTTATATTCAGGTGTTTCCATAATATCACGAACTCGCCGTCCCAAATCCCAGGAGTAATGCTCATTGTAGGTCGCAACGATAATAGATCGGTCAGGGTGCCGACCGACGTACCATGCTGGAAACATGGCACTAGCCAACGTGGTTTTGCCAAATCTGGGTCCGACATTGATCATCAACCGCCGGTAGTCGCCGCGCTCGACATCTTCAAGCGCGCGGCCGATCATTCGGTGGAACGGCTGTGGCTTATAGAGCGACTGCCCAACTTCGTCATCGAAGTTAGGGTCGGGCATCATCAACTGTGTAAACGCTATCAGATCGTCGCGGGCGGTGAGGACCGCCCGCTTGCGCTTCAAAAGCTTGAGGCGGACGTCCTGTTCAGCCTTCGTCGACATGTTTGTACTTTGCCGCCGGCACATCCGGCAGCGTGCGGATCTTCGCCTTCGGCGTGGATGAAATCGTACTTGGCTCAACCGGGGTCGGCTGCGGACCTTTCACCGGAGAAGTGTGGTGGGTGTAGTTGTCTTGCGTCTTTGATGGCGGCGGCGGTTTAGCAACCGGCGGCGCCTTGATGCTCACGGTCTTACCGATCTTGGACGGCATTGGGTTCCCCTAAGTTGAAAATCCGAAAAAATTTTTGGGCTAGGCCGCGTCTTCGTCGTCATCCTGCATCAGCACGCCGACGCCGTTGACGGTGATCTGCAGGTCAACGCCATCCGGCACGGTCAGCGCGATCTCGATCCGCGGCACCAGCGGCCGGATCAAAGCCGGGTCCGGCGGGAATATATCCTGGTCGGGCTTAGCCATTTTATCTCCTGACTGTGCAGCGTTCCATTTGGATAATTGTTCGCGCCAGTTGTCGGCAGGCGGTTTCGGCATTGATCGCATCGATTTCGTATCTGGTATAAAACGGCGGCCGTTCGGTAACTACCATGCAGCTGGATAGTAGGATGGCAAGTAACGCCGCGCCAAAAACAGTGGCAACTAGAAAGTAATCGTGCGCGGTCATCACAACCTCAGTGGCGTCACCACGCCGAGCAGACCGGCAATGATCCAGACAATGATCAAGACGACAATGATGGTGATCAACACCGAGATCACAGTTCTGAATCTCGGGTCCATAGGCACCATAGGCAGAAGCTGTTGTAGCCCCCACAGGATGACACCGAGCACCACCAGCAGCAGCACGATGCTTATCAAAGTTGAGATCATGGTGGCCCCCCGGCGTTAGATCAGCGTCTGCGCGGTATCACCTTGTGGCCGACGAATTGCGGCTCGATCATATACTTGGTTTCGTCGATTGTAATGGGACCGCCGGCGCTGATCGGCGTGCCGTCCGGCACGGGATCGATCGTTATCGGAGCGGGTGGCGGATGGGTGGTGTCGTAGGCGGTCTTGGTGTCGATCGCGCGATTGATGGCTTCGGCGGTCGCCACCTTCTCATTGAACACGTTGACGGGGCCGGTTGGCTCCAGCTCCCCGCCAACGCGCAGTTGTGGGTTTTTAGGCCACTCGGTCACTTGTTCTTGCGCTCCGGGTCTTCTTCCACTGGCGGATTGGGCGCCTGCGGGTTGTCGGGCGGCTGGCCCATTGGGTCGATGCCGGAATGCTCTTTCTTAGCCAGCTCGACCGGGTCGGAAGTCTGGTCGGGCGTGGCCGGATCCTGCGGTTGATCGCCCGCGGTCCGGCGGTGCTGGTCCGGGTGTTTTGTTGCAGTGCGAGGCTCGTCGTCGTCGTCATTCGACTTCTTGGACATCTTGGACTTCCTCTTTTTACGGGGGCTGGCCGGCTTCCTCCGCGCAGTCACCTTGCGCTTGCGCGCAACAACCGGGCGTTTTCGCTTGGCCTTCTTCATAACATCGCATCCTTCTTATCGTTGCAGACTCATTTCATCCTTTCGACGATCGGCTGGCAAGACTTGGCCAGCTCGGCAATTAAGCTGTCACGTCGCTCGGATGCATTCGAGATATGGTAAAGCGTAAAGAAAACCACACCGAGACAGACCACGTTGATGATGACGAGCGGCAGCGCCAGCGGTCCGCCAGCTGCCAACCCCTTGGCAACTTCAGCCGCGGCCTTGCCGGTGTACTCGATCACTTTTTCTTCCTAGCTTCCAACGCCTTGACGCGCTTCTCTAGAGCATCGAGCCGCTCGTCCGGTGACTTCGGCGCCGGCGGCATCGGCGGCGGATCCGACAGCGTGCCGGTCTTAGGGTCGTAGGTCTTGCCGCCGAAATCCTTCTGCGGGTCGTCGCCTTCGTAGCCGACGATCTCGATCACCCGCTGATTGATCGAGTGGACCGCGGTTGGATCGTAGGTGGCGGCGCCGACGATACTCCGATTGAAGTGCGGGTGATGGTAAATATTGCAGACCACGCTGCCCGGCTTGAAGTTCGGCTCCGGCGGCGGGTCTTCAACCAACTGCTCGCCGGTGGTGGGGTGATAGGTCGGCGGCTTGGCCGGCTGCATCAGCAGGAAGTTGGGCCGCACGTAATCATACCAATCGACACTATCGGCCTCGCGCCGGGCATAGATGGCGCCGTGCGGCGCGCCGGCCTGCGGTTTGACCGGCTGGTACCGGATCCATATGCCGTGGTCGATGATTTCCATGGTCATGCCACTTCCGATGCGTAGTAGCCGCTGGCGGTTTTGACCTGCAGTACGCGGTAACGCGCGGTGATATAGGAGCCGCCTGGATAGCCGCTCGGCACGGCGCCGCTGTTTCCGGTGTTGCAGGCGGTCGCGCCAAACGGTTCAGTCAATCCCTCGTCGCTGCTGTGGACGTAATCGCCGACATAGACCAGCCGGGTCTGAGTGACCGGCTCGCCTTCGCGGGTGGTCAGCAGCCGATAGTACACACCCTGGCCGTGCGACCAGCCGCCCATGTAGAACTGGCCATCGGTCGACATGCCGAAGTTGGCGCCGAAATAGCCGTCGCAGTGGAAC